TCACACTTGAGCCTGGCCAGATGATTGCAATTCATAACTTGCAATCACTCTTTCCCAATCCTCAAGTAAAGTACGCTCAAATGGATGTGGAAAACCACTTCCAACTGCGGCGTACAACTCCTGCAGGGCAGAACTGCTAGACTGAGAACCATCCTTTTTAAGGAGGTACTCGTAGTTACTAGCCCATAACTCCCAATCAGGGAGCGGGCTAGTAGCAACTAGCATATCCGGGGCGGAATTGCCTCGGACCTGCAGCACAGACCCACTGGCACTTTCTAAGTGACCGGGCCAGAAAGTACGACTACGTAGCGCCCTCAAACGAGGATTGTTACCAATCGGCTTGAGGCCTCGTGACGTTCGGGACAAATCATCCTCGAACGGCCCGTAGGCGGACTGCTGCAAACGACGAGATGCGCTGGGCACTCCCACGATGTGTGGGACCTCCGCTTTCTTTTCGTGCAGATCCATAAGGAATAACTCTCTTCGTACAATTTCTTGTACGGTTAGACCTTGTGGATTCTGTTCCAGACCTAGAGGACGGGAGAGAGGTGATAGCCATAAGGCTACAGCTCTCTGTCTGCTCGTAAGCAAACGCTTACTTCTACGCAGACCGTACGCACGGGCCGTATCCATGAAGGAATTATCATTCATAGACCGGTATTTGAAGGTACCCATAACACCAAAGTGCTTATGGATAACTTTCCCGGCGAACTCCGCCACGACATCAGACTCGAGGCTCTTGTCTCGAGCTATGTCACAACCAAGGTCAGTCATTACCCTCTCATACTCGACAGCTACACGCTGATTCCAAATGCAAACGTCATCTCCCAAGATGGCGTAGCAATCAACGGGATCGCCTAGACGAGCACAAATTCCTCGCACAATCGCATGATGCGCTAGCGAGAAGAGGGCAAAGGATGGATATAAACCAAGAGGCTGTCCCACGTTCCAACGTGCGATACGCGGAAGGTTTAATCCCTCCGGCAGTTCCCAAAAACCCTGAGCCAGGGTTTTGAAG